CGTTGTGGAGCAAATCATGCACCAATCCAACCAAACGATCAATACCCCGGCCAATGTCGCGACACGTTTCGCCGGATCTGAAAACGTGTCGCGCAAAACTATGTCCTCGCGAGAGATTGCCGAGCTGACCGGAAAGGCGCACTTCCACGTGAAGCGCGATGTGCTCGCGATGCTAAAAGAGCTTGGCGAGGATGCATCCAACTTTGGATGCATCTATCTCGACCCGCTGAACCGCGAGCAGACCGAATACATGCTTGATCGTGAGCATACCGACTGCCTGTTGACCGGCTACAGCGCCGCCATGCGGATGACGGTGATTCGCCGCTGGCATGAACTGGAGGCGCAAGCGGCTCAGCCTGTGGCAATGCCTTCCTACGCGGATGCGCTGAGGCTGTACGCCGATCAGATCGAGCAGACCGCAGTCCTTCGCGTCGAGAACCATCAGCAGGCCGTCAAAATCCACTCCATGGAAAACCTGTTCAAGGAAGGCATGACCCACACCCAGTTCTGCAAGGGCCTGAATGGGGTCAACGTCATGCAGGTGGGCAAGTACCTGGAAACCCGGAACTGGCTCTACAACGAGAGCAAGACTGGCCTTCGGCTGCGCGTGGCGTCCTATGCCCGCGACAAGTACATGACCGAGCACCAGCAAGAAGTCACTCCCCACGGCAAAGAGCCGTTCATTTCCTTCACGCCTGTCCTGCTGAAGAAGGGTGCCATCCGCCTGTACGACCTGTACCTGGCTGGTGAGCTGCCCATGAAGAAAACCTGGGATGGCCTGTTCACCCACGACAAAGCACTGAGGGCCGCGTAATGGCCGGGGACTGGATCAAATTTGAACTCGCAACTATGGACAAGCCCGAGGTTTGCCAGATATCGGACCTCGCTGATATTGATCAGGACGCCGTTGTCGGGAAGCTGATGCGTGTGTGGGCATGGTTCGATCAACAAACCGAAAAAGGTAACGCTCCTAGCGTTAGCAAAAAGTTACTGGATCGTTCTGTTGGCGTTATCGGATTTTGCGATCACATGAAAGCTGTGGGGTGGATGGCTGAATCTGACGGAGTTATCAGCCTGCCTCATTTCGATAGACATAACGGAAAGACCGGTAAAAACAGGGCCTTAACGGCAAAACGGGTATCGAACCACAAATCAAAAGGTAACGCTTCAAACGTTACTTCTGCGTTACCTAAAGAAGAGAAGAGAAGAGAAGATCAACACAACTCGCAGGCCGACGATTCGTCCTCAATCGCCGACCCAAAAGCGCCAACCGAGATGACCCTTGACTGGGTGCCCGACGAGAAGCTGCTGAAGGCCTACGCGTTCCGGATGGCAATCCCGGTGACCGCCTTCACCGCCGACGCCACCGCTGCCTTCGTCTGCCACTACTCGGCATCTGGCCGCATCGAGACGCAAGCGTCCTGGGTGAGCCTGCTGGTTAAGTGGGTGAAGCGCGACACGGCCACGGCCAACAACGTTCACCCGTTCCCTGTGCGCCGACAGGCCAACGGCCCCGACTTCGACGACCAGACCTGGGCTGACAATCTCGAGGACGCGCTATGAGCAACAAGCCGAAGCCGCCGAGGAGCGCGGCACAGCTCATGAAGGCATCCGGGGCGACCGAGGACCTTCCGGGTGCGATGGCCGGCTACAAGCCGCCGCCCATGCCTGTCATGCCCAAGACTTTGCCGCCGGGCACGGTCGACGTCGTCAACGCGCTGTTCAAAGAGCTGCAAGCCATCTTCCCGGCGTGGAAGCAGGCCTGGCCGACCGATGCCGCGCTGAGTACCGCCAAGCGCAGCTGGATCAAGGCGTTCATCGTGGCCGAGATAAACACCCTGGAGCAGATCCGCTTCGGCATCGAGCGCTGCCGCTCGCTGGGCACGGACTTCGCGCCGAGTGTTGGCAAGTTCATCAAACTTTGCCAGCCCACCCCGGAAATGCTGGGGATCCCGCCGCACGACAAGGCGTTTCGGGAAGCGCTGGTCAATGCCCACCCGAGCCGGTTCGGGAATCGCACCTGGTCGCACCCAGCGGTGCGCCACGCCGCGTTGCAGTGCGAGATGCACAACCTTGGCGACCTGATCCCCGAGAAGGCCAGCAAGGTGTTCGACAGGGCCTACGACATCACCATCCGCATGCTGATGCAGGGCAAGCCGCTGGAAGACATCGCCGTCGGCATCGGCCACGACAGCCAGAAGACCGAGCTGGAACGGGCTGAGGAATACGCCAGCCAACGCCAGGCACGCCTGCTGGAGATCCAGGCCATCCCGTGCAGCGGAGCGGCTGCCCGGGCACAGCTGATGGCGAAGTTTGGCAAGAAGACCAGGGAGCAACGGACATGACCATCGACAAACAAAAACTCCAGAAGCTGCTATGGGCCGAAGCTGCGTCATACCGTGCCGACTGCGCAGACTGGAAGCGCAACACCGAGGCGCTGCAAGAGTTCCTGGGCGAGAAAACGCTCGAGGAAGTGGCGCTGGAGCTGCTGGCCGAGAACGCTACGTTGCGGGACGGTGCCAACTTCAGGGCGATTCAGTCCTTGCGCCAGGATTGCGAGGCGTTGCGCGAAGACAACGACAAGCTCACGCGCCGCAACGGGATGCTCGAGCAAAACGTCGAGGTGATGACCGAGGCGCATGTGCTCTACACCTGGCTGCGCAAGAAGGTGGCCCAGCCAAGCAATGACCAAGTGGCCGTGCAGATGAACATCGGCCACGACTGGGTGCCGGTGCAGGACCTTGATCGCGATCTGCGGACCATGATTAATCGGGAGGAGCCATGAACGCATTCAGTGTGCTTAGCGCAATCCTCTCGGTGGTCGGCTTGCTGCTGATCGGCATGACGCTATTCGTTGATGAGGCTTTCATGCTCGCGGCGGCTCCAGTTGTGCTCGTTGCCGTGTTTCTGGACCACCTCGGAATCGAGAAGAGCCTGCGTGATTTTCTCGCTCGCGGTAGGAGTAAGCCATGACCGACAAAATCTCCGTCAACTGCCAGGCCAAGCTCTCCGAGGCCATCACCAGCCTGACCACCATGTATCGCGAGAAGAAGTTCGTGGTGGTCTCCCTGCGCCCGGGCAAGGACCGAACGCTCGACCAGAACGCCCTGTGGTTCGCGATGTACAAGCGGATATCCGAAATGACGCAGATCGGCGACCCGGCCGACGCTCGCCGCTACTGCAAGCTGCACTTCGGCGTCCAGATCCTGCTCAACGAGGATTCAGGGTTCCAGGCAGCGTGGTACCGGGTCATGCGCCATCTGCCCTACGAGGAGAAGCTGGCCTTGATGGGTGAGCACAAGCTGTTCGGCCCGGACGGCTTCCCGGTGACGAGCCTGTTCAATCGTGCCCAGGGCATCCAGTACACCGACCGCATGGCTGCGTACTTCACCGGCCAGGGCGTGGTGTTCTCCGATCTGCTGAGCGAGGTGGCTGCATGATCATTTACAAGGAGCCGACCCTCTCTGAATTACTGACCATGTGCATGGTGACGTGGAATCTGGGCTCGGAGCGAATCGCATTGACGGCCGAAACAAGCCCGCCGAATTGTGAGCAGATATTTTGCAAGGATGGCGCGCGTTACAGAGTCGTAGCGGTTTGCGGTTCGTACAGCCACACCTGGGCTGATGTCCTTCTGGCGGACATGGAGATTAAGCCATGCGCGTAGCCCTCAAGGAGAAGAAGGCGCCCAAGGCGAAAACCTGCAAGGTTGAAACGTGCAGGGCCTCTTTCGTCCCTCAGCGCCTGGGACAGCGTGTATGCAGTCCAGCGTGCGCGATCCTCGACGCTCCAACCAACAAGGCCAACCAGGAGAAGGCCCGCAAGTCCCTGGCCCAGGTCGAGCGCCGGGAGATCAAGGTACGCAAGGAGGCCCTGAAAAGTCGCGCAGACCACCTCAAGGACGCCGAGAAGGCCGTGCGCGATTACCGCCGTACCTACGAGCTGAGCATCGGCAGCGGCTGTATCAGCTGCGGGCTGAGCCAGGAAGAGATCCGCGCGGCCCAGGGCTGGAAGGTCGGCGGCGCGTTTGATGCCGGCCATTTCATGGGCAAGGGTGCCCGGCCAGAGTTAAGGCTGACGCCATCCAATATCTGGCTCCAGTGCAAAGCCTGTAACTCGGGCTCCTACATGCACGCCAGGAAGGGTTACACCGTCTCCCAGGGATTCCGGGCCGGGCTGATCGCCCGTATTGGCCTGGAGGCGGTTGAGGCTCTTGAGGCTGACCATGAGCCACGCAAGTACACCGTCGAAGAACTCAAGGCAATAACCGCCGAATACCGGGCCAAGACCCGCGAACTGAAGAGGGGCCACGCAGCATGAAAATCAACTCAGCGCGCCAGGCTTGGCATGACTGCAATTACAACCCGGCCCCGGGCCAGACCTCCGACGTGGTGCAGCTCGGCGTGGTGGTGCAGAACACCGAGCGCGGGCCAACGGCCAACCATGCCGTCCATGGCGCCTTGGCCGGGCACATCCAGTCGGCAATTGCCAGGCTTCACCCGCAAATTCGTGTGTTTGGGGATTACATGTACGCCGCCGCGCAGTGCGACGACATCAGGGAGGCGGCAGAGGAGGTGGTATTCCTGCTGGTGCAGAGCCGGTCACCTCGGATGACTGCTGCCAAGCGCGAGAAGCTGGAATACGTGGTGAAGGGCGTTATGCGCCGGTACCAGCATATGCACCAAGGCGGCCAGTCGGCCAACGAAGACCCGCTGGCCAATGCCGAAAAATTCAGGGCCTGGATGTGGCAGGTCTATGAGGTGCGTCTGGAGTCTTGCAACTGGGAGCGCGATTGGGGCGGTGTACTGCAGTTGATCTTCGAGTGCTGCGAGGATCTGGACCGCCGTGCTTTGAGCCCCGTGGCCGCCGTAATTTACGAAATGCGCGAGGCCGCTTGAGGGCCTATTGCGTTCCCGTGCGGCTCATGGCATGATTTCGCCACTGTTAGAGTTTTGCCTCCGGCAACTTACTCTCGAAACACCAAACCCGGCCAATGCGCCGGGTTTTTTATTGCCTCGAATTCACCTGTAGCCAGGACAGCCCTCGGGACCCCTGGACGCGGTATCGCCGGAAGTCACGCGTCACGAAAGAACACCGGCAGCCCGTGCGCTCTGTTCACACCTGACTTCCAGAGCGGCACGAGACGGGAACGGCGAGATCGATGCAATGGGGCGTCGACGCTGTGATGGTCTACGGCAGACAGCGGGAAAGACTGCGCACCTATTCAGGGCCTCTGCATTCGCTGGGGCTTTTTGTTTTCGGGCAATGCCCAGGCCGTCGCAGGCCATATTATTCGTGGAGCAGCATATGGCTGAGCCGAGCACTGGCGCACTCGCTGTAACTGGTGTCGTTGCCAGCCTGGGCTTGGGTGCTGCCTTTCCCCAGATTGACCTGTCAGCACTTGTTGGAGCATTCGGCGGATCGTTTCTGTTCGTCGTATTCGCGGACGCCATGCCTACTTGGCGCCGTGTTGGTTACCTTTTCGCCGGCTGGATCGGCGGTTATTTCGGCTCTGCCGAACTCTTGGGGCT